GTGGTAAGATTGTTTCAATGAAAATGTCTTTTGCAAAGCCACCTTCTTTTTCTTTGATATAAGGTACATTTCCGTGGTTTGCATTACCTGTTGCAACCTTCAGTACACCTTCTGGTGATTGATTCAAAGCTTTATCAAAACGATTCTTCAATTCATTTAATACACCACTTGGATTCAACTTTTCCATGGTGTCCTTCATCTTATTGTAATCGAAATCTGTGATATTAAATGACCTGGTTAGTGGATCAATAGAAATTAACCTATTTGCAAATGAACCGGATGTAATTTCTTGTAGTGCATCATATGTTTTGGAGAATTCATACTCAATTACATTGTATGCCTTTTCTTGAAAGCTCTGTTTTTTATTGTCCAAGTTCATTGGTTCATACTTGTAGGTTGCATAAACACTGTCCTTATACATGGACTGTAGTGATCTGAAATTAAAACCTTCTTTGGTTTCAAAAAATAACATATCAGCTGTGCTGTTTTGTTTCTTTGGCCTTGCATATGTTGATACCCAACTAATGGCTTCAAATGGTTTCAATCTTGGAACAACAAAGTCATAAACACCAGTTGTTTCTTCAATTACATTGATGTTTTTTGGTTTGACTTTGAGTTTTTCTATCAACACATCTTGCACGATTTCAGAAATTTTCTGGCCAGAGTATGATTTACTTATTTTTGTTTGTTCTGAGAGCATCAATTCTTCCGAACAAAAATGAAGTGTATATACCTCGGTATTATGGTTGCCACCAGGTTTTCTATCACCGATTTTATACACCCTAAAAATTTGGTCATTACCGTTTGGACCATTTTTTACTTTACCGAAATTGACTTCAAGATATTCGTTACCTGTTAACTGTAGAAGTTCGATGAAACCTTGTGCATCAACCAAAGTTACATAGCCAGAGGCTGCAAATGTGTAGATATCCTCATAATATGAAAACTCCATCATAATTTTTTTAAGTTCTATTCTTTTACCACTTGCTGTCAAAAAATTAAGTGTCTTTAAAGAATAGTCTTGTGGTGAATATGCACCAGAAGCTTCAACTGGAGTAGGATTATTTGTTGCCATAATTAACTCATCAAGTCTTGAAATTCTTTTTCTAATTGGTCAACATACTTTGAATTTAATATGTTGATGTTTCTTTTCGATTCATTTAAATCAAGTTCATATTCATAATTAGTCACTGGTGTTGGTTGTATAGTAATATCAACAAAACCTATTGGGAGTTGAAATGTTCTTACTGGGTCTATGCCAAAAGGGTGTGAATAAAGTAATCCCACATATTCTTCACCAGAAATGGTGAATTTTTCTATTACTGTTTGGTCATCATCTGTTCCACGGGTGGTTTTTGTGATAACTTTTTCGTAATGATGTAAATCAGTCAAAGTATTGCCATATTTTTCGTTCACATATTCATTAAATTGTAATGAAGAAAGTGGCCAATCCCATTGTGGATCCAACATTTTGTTTGCAAACAATACTATCCAATAACGATATGGATCATCATAGTACTTGTGTGCAACAATTTCTGGTGTATCACCTTCTTGTACATCATATTTGTAGTATACCATTGGATTCTTCAAAACCTCTGGCACAATACTAACTCTGGCCATAAGATTTGTCATAATGGTGGAAATGCCATTATCATTTGTGTGAATTATTTTTGGAAGTGTATCAAAATATTGCATTTCAATAACCATCCTTTTCTATTTTTTCTCTGTCTATCAATTCTATTTCTTTGAAACTGATTGATACTGTAGTCTGAACAGGTGAACCGTCCGTGTGTGCAGACCATCCATTTGGTGCATAGTTCACATCAATAGTTTCAATAACACACTCAGCAACTTTGCCAATGTTTTGATTCTCTTTACCATTGAACATAAATTTCAAATTAAATGTAGATGGTGGTATGAAAAGCATACCAGCAGAACCAGAAACAATTCTTGGTGCAGCATGTGTCTTAAACATTTTCACAATATTTTTTACTGCTGTTGCCTCATCTTTAGAAAATGGTGTAAAAGTGAAAGACATTTGAAATGACCTAAAATCTATACCATCAAACATCAATTGTTGTTGTGGATTGAGTGCAAGGCCTTGCGAAGACAGAGCCAATTTACCAGCATTAGATTGAACCGCTGAAAATGCTGGTTGAGCAAACTTTTGTCCGCCAGGAAGTTTTGTTAAAACCGATTCGGCAACTTCAAGTAAACTTGTTTGATTATACGAAGCTGCGTTGGTAAATTCCAGTGTATCTGGCATGTATAAATTTATTGCAGCTTTAATCCTTGATTTTTTTTGTTTGAATGTTACTTGTGATTGTTTTGTAAGCGCCGACAAAGCATTCAGTGATTTATCACCTAAACCACTACCTTCAAATCCTTTTTTACCTGCATTAAAAATTTCTTCTGTACTATTTTTTGCACCATTCCAGGCATCATTTAATGAGTATGATTTACCTTCTTGATATCCAATTGGTTGCACTTCGTTGATTGTAAATTGTACCACATGGTTTCTTGTTGCGGAACTTAAATCTCTTGGATAAGATAAAACTTCTATTTGGTTGCCATTACCAAACAATTTACCCAAAGGACCTTTAAGTGCAGCTCCAGGAATTGATACGCCGCCGATTGATGTTGGGATTGAAATTATTGCCATTGTCTTTTCTAAAAAGATTGATATATATTATTTATGGCATATTCTGGAACATTCCGACCTTCAAATCCTCAAAAATACGCAGGGGATTACAAAAAAATCATATATCGCTCGAGTTGGGAGTGCCGGGTAATGAATTGGCTCGACAAAAATCCAAATATTGTGTCGTGGGCCTCAGAAGAACTCATAATTCCATACAAATCTCCTGTGGATAATCGTATGCACCGTTATTTTCCTGATTTTGTCGTTAAAGTTAAAGACAAAAATGGCCAAACTAGAACAATGATGCTTGAAGTCAAACCGAAATATCAAACAATGGAACCTGAAAAGAAAAAACGTGTGACAAAACAGTACATACAAGAAGTTGTAACATGGGGTGTCAATCAGGCCAAATGGAAAGCCGCCACAGAATATTGCTTAGACCGTGGTTGGGAATTCAAACTTATAACGGAAGACCATCTCGGACTATAACTAAATATCCGATGACAACAAAATCCATACTCACTACACTGACAGAAGAAAAAGTCTCGGCTAACTATCAAACGATGAGCCGAGAATCTATGACATGGTTATTAAAGCGAATTGCAGATTTAAGAAATCCAGGTCGATTGGCCATTCCAATAACAAGAGAAAAGTCTCGCTGGACCAAACCATCCGACAGACAAAAGTTTTTGATGGGTGGTCTATACTACTTCGTATATGATCCTAAAGGCAAAAACGATTTGCCTTATTATGATAGATTTCCACTTGTTTTACCTCTAAAACGACAATCTGATGGTTTTATTGGCTTAAATATACATTACCTACCACTTCGTTATAGATTGATTTTTATGAAGAAATTGATGAATTTTGCAATTTACAATGATGAGGATGAGATTAAAAGAATTCGTATCACATATCCAATGTTAGATGCATCATCTAAGTTAAAAGAGTTTAGACCTTGTATCAAGCATTATTTGTACAATCACATTAAATCTAGAATATTGGCTGTCGAACCGAATGAATGGGACATTGCACTACACCTGCCTGTACACCAATTCAAGAAGGCGCAACCAAAAGCTGTCTGGAAAGATTCAGTAGAAGAAATAAGGAACTAAGATGCCAGTTTCAATTAGCGGTTTTAAATCATCTTTCACCGGCGATTTGGCCAGACCGAATCGTTTTGAGGTTGATGTTCCTATTCCTCTGACACTATTGGCTTATGTAAAGACCAATAGAAACCTGAAATATAGATGTGAGAACGCAAACCTACCAGGTAGAACACTTGCAACAATCGAACAAAAGACCTATGGTCCTGTTGAAAAGTTTCCGTACCAAAACACATACAACGACATTGATTTGACATTTATTGTTGATGATGATATGTCACAGAAAACATTCTTTGATGCATGGTTGAATTTCATCAACCCATTATACAACAACAATTTTAGATACAAGAGTGATTATGCTACCGACTTGACTATAACACAATATGATGTTACGAATCAACCATCATACTCTTGCAACTTATATGAAGCATTTCCAATTGCAATAAATCAAATGGACCTAGATTGGTCAAATGATGGTTACCACAAACTGTCTGTGACATTTGCATATACTTACTGGAAAAACAATTCTCTCCAAGGCCTTGCGATGGAACTGTTGGATTCTCAGATTGGAAATCTTACCGACAAATACGGTGGTCTTGGTGGTACTGCCAAAGGTGCTGTCGGTGCGATTACCGATAGTGCAATCGGTGCAATCGGTTCTGGAATTGATACAATTAAAAATTCTTATCTGAGCCGTGAGGCAGAAATTGACAGAAACTTTTAAAATACAGGAGTGATTAATTATGGCTTTACCTAAACTTGATGTGCCAACATACGAAATTGAATTACCAATTTCAAAGAAGAAGATTAAATATAGACCGTTTCTAGTTAAAGAACAAAAGAATCTGTTGATGGCTCTAGAATCAAATGAGTCCTCAACAATTCAACAGAATGTCCGTGACATACTAAACAATTGTACTTTGACTGAAGGTATCAATATCGACAAATTGCCCATCATTGATGTTGAATATTACTTTATCAACCTCAGAAGCAAATCTGTTGGTGAAATTGTGGAGACCAGATACCGTTGTAATAATGAGGTTGAAGAAAAGGTTTGTGGTAACATTATGGAAGCAAGTGTTAACCTACAGAATATTCAACCGTACCGTGAAGAAGAAGTTAGCCCAGAAATTCAATTGACCGACAAGGTTATGATTAAGATGAAATATCCAGAATTTGGTATCATCAAAGATTCTATTAACATGGATGATATTACTGAGGTGACTTTTAACTTGATTGCAGAAAGCATTGAACACATTTATGATGGCGACCAATTCTATTATGCACATGAGGCCGAACCAGGTGAAATGTTGGAGTTTGTTGAGGGTTTAAATCAGGTTCAATTTGAAAAGGTTGAACACTTTTTTAATAACTTACCAAAGTTAAAAGAAACTGTTGAGATGACTTGTAGTAAATGTGGTTTTCATCACACGATTGATGTAGAAGGTCTCGAAAATTTTTTCGGTTGACGCTGCGTCACGATAACTTGAGGAATTATTACAAAACTAATTTCTCTTTGATGCAGCATCACAAATACAGTTTGACGGAGTTAGAAGCTATGTTGCCATGGGAAAGAGATATCTATGTCTCTATGTTGATTCAGTATATTGAGGAAGAAAATCAAAAAATAAGAGAACGACAAAAGAGATAAATGGCAAGAGACAACAGTAAGGATGTTACTCATCAACAAACGATGAGTAAATTGTCCGAAAAATCAAAACAAACTTCAGCTTCATTGCTGAATTCCACCAAGGCCCCACCTAAGGCTCTTGCGGATAGTGGCGACATGGATGGAGTTCTCGGTCAAATTTATCAGTTGATGGTTGATAATCGCAAAGATGAATTAGACCAAAGACAAATAGATGAAAAGAATAGTAAAACTGATACCAGAAAAGAAGAAAGTCGCCATCAAGAATTGTTGAAGGCGTTAACGGTTCGTAGAAGACCGAAACCTAAGAGAGTTATTCGCCGTGAGAAAAAGGCGGAAGAAAAAGAGGCAAAGAAGGCACCTGAGCCAACCAAGCCAACTGCACCAGCTAAGAAGCCAGCAGAAGATACTGCTAAAAGGGCTGCCGAAGATAAAGCCAAGAAGGCTGCCGAAGATAAAGCCAAGAAGGCTGCCGAAGATAAAGCCAAGAAGGCTGCTGAGGATAGAGCTAAAAAAGAAGCTGATGATAGAGCTAAAAAGGCTGCTGAGGATAGAGCTAAAAAAGAAGCTGATGATAGAGCTAAAAAGGCTGCTGAGGATAGAGCTAAAAAGGCTGCTGAGGATAAGGCTAAAAAAGAAGCTGAGGATAAAGCCAAGAAGGCTGCTGAGGATAAGGCTAAAAAAGAAGCTGAGGATAAAGCCAAGAAGGCTGCTGAACAGGTTAAACCACCTCAAGTTAAACCGCCACCAAAAGCTGAACAGGTTAAACCACCTCAAGTTAAACCGCCACCAAAAGCAGAAGCTGCACCTGCGGCACCAAAGCCAGCCCAAGTAAAACCGCCACCAACAGCGACTAAAACTCCTCAAGAATTGGGTAAATTAAGTTCTAAATTTGAATCGGGCGGAAGAAAAAATCCCGGCGCAGTAGTTGGTTGGGATTCTACTGGTGGAACTAGTTATGGTACTTATCAAATAGCAGCTAAAGTTGGCAGTATGGCTGCATTTTTAAAATTTGCAGAAGCTAAAGGTGAAACTGATATTGTATCCAGATTGAAATCTGCGGGTCCTGCTGATACGGGTTCAGATAAGGGACCATTTGTTGATGAATGGAAAAAAATATCGGCTGAAAAAGGTAAAGATTTTGATAAATTACAACATGATTTTATTGAAGACTCACAATTTAAACCTGCTGCAAAAACATTATTACAAGGAACTGGTTATGATGTTGAAAAACAATCTGATGCTATAAAAGATGTTTTTTTTAGCACAGTAGTGCAGCATGGGCCAGGTTCAGCAAAACATAATAATGGTGCTTACGGAATATTTAAAAAAGCAATTCAAGATAATGGTGGCATAAATGCCGATCCAAAAAATATAATAAACAGTGTATATGAAATAAGAGGAACAAAATTTGGTAGCAGTTCAGAAAAAGTAAGAAAGAGTGTACAGGATAGATTTGTTCAAGAAAAAGCATTGGCATTAGATATGTTGTCAAACGATGGCAACAAAGTTGACCAATCATCCAAAGAAAATGCAGACCTGAAAGAAAAGTTAAATAAAGATAAGTCGGCTCAAACAACGAACAATACCACTACGACAAACAAACAGACAAATAATGTTCAATCTCAACAAAAGGTTGATGATAGACCACCTCATGTAAGAAAGCAACAACAATAAAATGGCTACAGATAATAAAATGTCATACCAGATGGCTGCGAGGTTGAAGAATCAATCTCTTAGTTCCGTTATTGCTGACCAACTTATTACAGGTGAGGGTTATGGTGCATCAATTGGTAAAGCTATTGGTCTAAAAACACAAGCCAGAGTTACCAGACTTAAAGCTAAATTTGATCCGTTGAACATTGCAAAGTTTATGACAGGTGGATCCAGATTGGGTCCTGCAATTCTTGGTAAAATGATGGGTCGTTCCAGAAAAGATATTGAATACTTCACTGGTCGTGCAAGACCCGTTTCAACATCAACTAAGATTGATAAACTTCAAGGCAGCGGTGGTGATTCTTCTGGCATGAATGAAATGTTGAATAAAATTTACGAGTTTATGAAACAAAACCGTGAAGAAGATATAATTGACAGACAAAAGAAAAATAATTTTGCAGAAGAAAGACAAATGGAAGCCGAAAGAACGGCAGATAGAAGGCACAAAGATTTATTAAAAGCAATAGAACAATTGAAAAAAGATTTGGTGCCAGTACAAACCGCCGAAAAGGTAACAGAACAACCACAGAGTTTCTTAGATCAAATGGTTGATGCATTTGGTATGGGCAGAAACATTTTTACTGTATTAAGAACTGTGGGTCCTTTGTTAGCCAATCCTGTTGTTTTAGGACTTCTTGCTGCTATAGCTGTTGGAGGAGGTTTAGCATATTTACTTTCCGAGAGACAATCTCGAAAAGACGCCATAGATAAAGACCCTTATGCAAAAGAATATGATGATGATGCTTATGCTCTAAGTGTTAGAAGTAAACGAGAAGGTGGTAACCTAACAGAAGGTGGTGCTGCAGCACAGTTACAACAAAAAGCACTCAAACAAGTTCCAAGAAGAACTGTTGAAGATTTTGTTAAGTCTGATTTAACAGATAAAGAATTGGTGCAGGAATTAGGTGCCGATAGAGAAGGCCTGAAAAAATGGTTGGCTGAGAATCCCAAAAGGGAAGCAATGTATCAGGTACCAATGGCTGGTCTGCAAACTGAACAATCTAAAACACCACCAGCACCCGCAACACCTGCCGGAGAAACCGGTGGTGCACCAACAGCAACTCCTGCACCACCTGAGAGTGGTGGTGGAACCATGCCTTTGTCTGCACCCTCTGCATCTATGGCGACACCAGAGGCTGTTCCTAACATGGGCCAGCAACTATCATCTGTCATGGGTCAGAATACCGATATGAAATTGGCTGATTTTGCCGGACCACTAGAATCTGTGGTTAATAATCTAAATTCACTCAATAAATCCACAACAACCGGCAAATCAGCACTACCTGCTGTTCGTAATCTGGAAGACACCTTCCAAAGAATGATTATGAATTCAACACGGGTAGTATAAACAAAAAACCCCGCACAAGGCGGGGTCTAAACTTTTATTAAAAGAGTTTAATCTTCTTCGGCCAACTTGCTGAAGTATGCCATATCATCGTCATCTGTGCCAGCAAGATCAACTGGTGCCTTTTTAGGTGCAGCCTTTGCTTGTTCCACAGTTGTACGAGCTCTTGGACCACCATCTTCATCACTAGTAGTAGTAACGCCTAGGACTTTATCAAGTCTGGTCTTCAAAACATCATATGGTTTGAATTCTTTGTCAGCAACCAACTCCAATAATGAAGCTTGAGACTTCCAAATCTTTTCAAGTGCGTCATCATCATTTAACAATTGTGATGGAGATTCAAATTCAGACTTATCATAATTTTGATAGCCCTCAACTTTACGAATCTTCAATTTGAAGTTAGCACCAGTCCACATATCAAATGGGTTGATTGCTGTTTCATCTTCAAACGCAGGGTTCATTGCCTCAGTAATCTTATCAAAGATTTTCTTACCGAACTTGAACAATTTAACTTGCCCTTCGTTCTCAGGATGCTTTGGATCACTTACGATGAGCACATTAGCAATGTAATTGAGTTTACGCTTTTGTTTGCGTACAATCTCTTTGTTGGCTTCTACACCAGAATTCCACAAACGATTGTTGTGTTCACACACGGGACATTGCTGATTCTTGGTTGTCAAGCAGTTGTCAATAAGCCAACCACCAGGACCTTGAAAGCCATGTGAGAAGATTTTGACCCATGGAAGGCCATCATCACCGTCTTGTGGAGATGCAGGAAGAAATCGGATGGTTGCCATGCCGTTACCTGCTTTGTCAACTTCTGGACGCCAGAAGTTATCTTTGTCAGATGCACCTTCGGTTGATGCATTGAGTTGTTCAATCGCCTTGGTTAGTTTGTCCAAATTACCAGACGATTTTTTGAGTTTAGAGAAATCTACCATAATTTACCTTTCGTATTAACGGAGTATAGTTGTATAAACGGATTATCCACATGATGCATTATATAACATTATTTAGGCGTTGTCAAAGTATAACCTTCAACATTGCCAAGGTGTTAGGCACATCCCTATGCCAGATTGCATGACCACCTGCTATACGCCAATCAGTAATGACAGTTTCCGTGTCATCAATGATGAGGGTGTCCTCTCTGGCATATTCTTTCTTTAGTTGTTTACCCGGTACAAAATTACGATTGAATGTAATTCCGTGGGAGTCCAACCAAATTTCTTTTTGTTTTGAAATACTATCATGTGAATCTGGACGAGCAGTAGATGATAGTATCTCTGTTGGCACTGGTGCATTGCGTAGAAACTCCAGCAATTCACTAGCGTGCGGCATCATTTCAAGTGTTGCAAAGTTTTGGCCTTGAATAAACTGATTGAACAAATTACCAAATTCTTTTTTGTTCCGAGTTTGGTCTGGATTCACATTGAATAGTTTTTTGTAACGGCCAACAAAGTCGCATATTACACCATCCATGTCTAGGTAGATGCAAGAAATTTTTAGTTTACTCATATTATTTCCAATGAAAAGGACATTTAGCCTGTTTTTTCTCGGCTGTTGTTTTTTTGGCTCTCATCATTTTGGTTAAACCATTATGAAAGAAATATTTAAATGGTTTGACTTTAACTTTTTTAACATCATCAACCACCTCATGCCTCAACTCAACATCTTCATCGGTTAATGGTATGAATTTTGCAAGTGGACTACCAGCCTTAATCAATATCTCTTTGTTATTTTGGTGTCTATTAACCATCAAAAAAATATTCGTGGTGGTTTGATTGTAGAAATCTGTGATGCCTGGTGTTATTGAATAGTATTCCGAATTTACAGCAAAAACATTTTGCGTCATAAGAAATTTAATATCTCTATTGCAGGTAAATTCCCATGGAGATTCCAATTTAAAAATATGATACGGATCTAATGCTCCCGCAGATTGTTCACCTTCATGGTAACTAATTCGATTATCAGCCGAACCAATAGCATGAGCATTGGAATTGTCCATTACAATAGAATACTCTCCCCAAACCGGAAGAATGAAACCGTAGTTATTAAAATTATTAATACCATAACAAGATCGAATCGTTGATTGCTTTTCTGGAGCATTCTCCACAAATCGACTATTTCTTTTGTCTAATTTTTGATATTTGGATTCCAATGTTTTGTAATATGGTGGATAGTTTTTATTGGCTTCCACAACCGGAAACATCTCCAACAATGTTGGATCATCCGTATATGCTGTCAATACTATCTTTTCTTTCTTAAACAGAAACATGT